AGGATATCTTGACGTACCGAACCGCTCCACGGAGCACTTCCGAGTCATAAAGACTTTTGGGCCTTTTGGGTCCAAGCGAGGCTGAGATCATGGCGTAGGCGAGAGCCTGCGGCACGATCCCGTCGCGGAAGTCCTGGTCGTAAACGGGGATAGCCACCCAGGTTGAGTAGACCCAGCCGTCCCAGCCCGCCCTCCTTCCGGAGGGACGAGAGGGGGCAACCGAGTCCCAATCAGCCCATAGGTGGCCGTCACCGTAACCAGGCGGGCCCTTAGGCCCGCCCAGGATACGACTCCAATTCTCAAGGATCCGCAAGAGATTCACGTCACACGCGAGTGTGCGCGAAGCCCAGGCGTAAACTTGGTTATAGAATCGGACAGCATCGGCGTGCGTCTTTAGGGACGAACGCAGATACGCAGGGGTAACGTCAAGGCCGCGAAACATGTCTGCACCGCACGATTCCCGAAAGGGGCCGTGCGAGAAGCTCTTCGCCCGATTAAGGGTGAAGCCGCAGAGCTCTAGGGCGCCGGCGACGGCGTCGTAGGACTCAGCGGGTCAGACAATGTCATCACCATACACGGATACGTCGCTCGCTACTGCAGTCGAAACTGCGAAGAAGATAAGCGACTCGAGTTCGAAGGTGAAGCCGTTCCCCATGGAGGAGAACTTCTCGTTCCTACGAACCGACCCATCGGGGTATTTCGTGTAGTGCGAGCGCAAGTCGTCGAGGAGCGCTGCCCAATCGTAAGGCAGCAACTCCCAAACAAGCTCTCGAGCGATTGTGTCGCTCGCGGAGCTGAGGTCGATAGTGGCCAGGTGGCCATGCTTCGACCCGACTCGCGCTCGGCGCTGGTTGATAGACTGGTCATCCAGGTTAACGCCGACCTTGCGGAGGCGGTTCCGGATGTATGACCCGACTGCAAGCTGCAGTCGGATGTTCATATGAGGCTCGTAGCAAATGGGCCTTCCAGTCTTCGCGTTCTTCGGGACCACGAGGAGGGTATTCCCCTCAACCGTAGCTAGGGCTGAACCTAGCACGGAGCAGGGCGCGTCTGCTTTAAGGGCAGCCGCGCCCCACGCCGGTGCGGATCGCAGATGCCTCAGAGCGAGGGTCCGCGCACGTGGCGTGACATCTAGTCTCGACGCATATTTGCGCGTCGAGGAGAGGGAAGAGCCGAACGCGGACGAAGTTCGTCCTTTTGACCATCCAGGATCCCAGGCCGTGAGGTCCAGATCCCGGACGTCACCTAGTATCGCCGCTATTTTAGCCCTAGCTCGGTAGAACACCAAGCTTTCAGGGCCCGAGGCGCAAGCCCCGGAGCGGAGAAGTAGGAGACGTTGGTTGGTCGTTCGACACTGCTCTTCGGCCTTGAGAAAGGCCGACATCGCAACGGCGTCCGTGTCAATACCGGTCTTGAGACCATCGTGCTTAGCTAGCAGGCGAGTTGCCTGATAGTCACGACGGAACAAGTCGGGGCTGACGTAGGACGACGGGTCGATGCTCAACTCTACCAGCTGACGGTGTTCGCCGTACTTGTAGAGTAACCAGACGGTTAGAGCACGAGGAGAATCCAAGTGCTCCAGGAAGTCCAGAACGATCACTCGTTCGACATCTCTCCCGAGACGTCGTTGGGGGGTGGGAACCTCCCGGCGGGACTTTTTCTGTCGAGGACAGGTAGTGTCATGACGCATGACTGAGTGCCTTTCAAAGAAATGACATAGAGCGAGCCGACGACAGCCGCGGAAACCGCTGCTACCGTAAGCACCAGGGCCAGGTATTTCACTGGATTACCAGGTGCGCTCGCGCGACGTCACCTTCGACGAGAAGTACGAGCTGGCGGTGAAGTTCTTTGCGAACGCCACCATGTCAGCCGTCTCTGCCGAAGAGGCACGGTCATGGATCCAAGACTCGATGACAACGGTATTTGCGTACGCCCGGGTGGGCGACGTAGCACCGCTGAGAGTCTCAGTCGACACACGCTCGATAACCCAACGGATCTTCAACAATCCGTTGACATTCGAGGGAGCTTGCTGCTCTCGAATGGTGTGGTACCCCACCACGAAGGGGGGCGAGCGGTCAACCCACTCGCTCGTGACCTTCTTATCCGGGCCCATCAGTGCGCCGTTTGGCGCAAAGGTGTGGGCG